AGTTCAGGATCTACCTTGGGCATAATGGTGGCAAGTTTATCAAGAGGGTTGCCATCATAGGCGACACCACTGATATCGTTCTTGGATAGCCAATCACAAGCTGCCTTTAGATCAGCTGTACTGGCTTCACCGGATTTAATCCGATTAAGTAGCTCTTGAGTAACCATGTTGTGGAGTTCATTAAACATGTCCTCCGTTGCTTTCTTGTTAGCCATTTCTCAATACAATCTGATCTAATTTGTTTTCGATGCGAATCATATGATCCTCCATCTTTTGTAAGGCAGTAGCTAGCTCCTGACGTGGTACATATTTCTCAGCAAATCTAAGCTCTATGCTATCAATACGTTTGTCGATCTCATCCATGCGTGAGTTAGATTTACTATGAACTGCGGCAATACCACCACTGACTCCAATAACTAAAGACGCAACGCCTGTTATGACGGCTTCAATCATTTTTTCTGGTTAATTATGTTAATCAGTTTAGTACTGTAATCGGGATCAGTGGCATACCTTTCTTGTACTAGTAGTTTGCAACATTCCTCTACGGAAGCTGCTCGGTTAACTCCTTTATAGTTTTTGTAATCCTTATACCAACGTTGCACCAAGTACGCCACACAAGACTGTAGATCAGGGAAGTCGATAAATCCAGCCCTAATGGTTACCCATTGACCGTTGAGAAACTCCTTTGTTTCATGGTCGGTACCAGAACCTTTAAGCCCAAAGTAGTTATGAGTACCAGAGGTGTGTTTACCCCAGCCACTTTCTAACGCCCATTGAGCAGCTACGACTTGTGGGAACTTAGCACCTGCCTTAGAAGCTGCAGTGATAACTCCTTCCCAAGTGTTAGCAACGGGAGTAGCGGGTTGTGGTGTAGTGGTCGGTCTAAATGTCATAAACCATCCAGTACCTTGACCTTCTACCTCCCAACGCTTGAGCCAGTTCTTCCAAGAGTAACGTACGTCCTTACCACATGAGCCAATGGTGACATAACCTCCGTTGATGTTATCCATCTCACCATATGGATCATGGAAGATACCACGTTCTCCATCATCACCGATGAGTAGCATCCAGTGCCCACCACCTCTAGGAGCAGTAGCAGGACCTTTGTGTAGGATACCAGTAGCAACTGGATAACCAGCTTTTAGCTCGTTGATAAGGGATTGCTTCGTACCTTTCTGATAAAAGGAAGCGAACACTCCATACTGCTGACAAGCTTTGATGTGTGATTTATATTCAGTTGTATCTCCGTACTTCAGTACTGTACGGAGGTAATCATCATCTGCATTACTACCTTTAAGCGCATCAGGACGGAGATACTTGATAGCCATAGCACATGTTGAGCTAAAGCACATCCGATCTCCGTGACCTGTTGCACTGTCTGTCTGAGGGTAGTACTGCTTCACAGGTAGCAGTACCATGACGATTACTTGCCTCTAAAGGTACGATGAATGCGACGAATCGTGTCATCTTCAGTACGGTGCTTGCTGAAATAAGCAGCAGCCATAGAGATAGCTTGAGTAACGCTGTTAGCACGGCGCTTTTTCACAATTCCAAGATATTCAGATAAAATGAAAAGGATGAAAAAGCCAAGAGTCTCATAAGACACTTTAATACCGAGAATAGTGATCATTATGTTCACCTATAAGATAAAAGAAAAGCACCTTATCTAGGAGTGCGTTTAAGGAGTGGGTTCATCTTCAGGAGTGGGTTCCGGCAGCGGCGTCAGATCCGGCGGAGGCGTCACGAACACGTCGTTTGCCTCGTCGTAGGTATAGCCTATGCCTGCATAAACTCCCCGGAAATTGCCGTTGTAACTGGTCTGTACCCAGCGGGTGTCGTCTCCGAACAGCTGCTGACAGAAAGATACTCCAACGGCCTCTGACTCTTGCCCATTTTCGTCTAGGCAGTCAGGGTTGCCAACAACGATCACGCGGGTGACAACATTGTTGGCGTCAAGTTCAGCGAAATGTGCCATGTTTGTGTACCTCAGAGTGTAATAGAGCCAGAACCAGTGAAGCGATACACGCGATAGCCAGAACGGGATGGCGTGGTGTAAGTTCCACTAATTGAAGCAGGCGCGGCGAAGGTGCTCGGGTAAGCAATAATCACAATGCCGGAGCCGCCCGCACCGCCGGCTCTTTCCGTAGTGCTGTTGCCACTTGCAGCGCCTTGGCCGCCGTCACCAGTGTTTGCGGTGCCACTAGACCATGTAAATGCTCCGGCAGTTGAAACCTGTTGCGGGCCACCTGTTGCGTAGGTGACTGCAGAACCAGTGATTTCTAAAGCAAGGCCAATGCCGCCTCCCGCTCCATTGATCATTGTGGTGGATGAATAAGTGCCGCTTCCGATGAGCCCATCAAAGCTGCAGCTGCGGCCGCAATAGCCAAACGACGCAAGGTCGATGTTTCCAATGACTCCCACGCTCCTGCCAGCTGTGGTCAATCCGCCTGACCCGGAACCACTGCCAATCGTTCCTGTTGAGCCGTTGCGGCCAGCAGAGGGCTGACCGCCGCCGCCGCCGCCGGCGACGAGCGTACCGAATGAAGAGTTACTCCCGTTTGTTGTTGGTCCGACCCCGGTACTTGTGCCACCAGCGCCAATAGCGATTGTGTACGCGACGCCTTTAGGCATTGGCATCGTCAGATGAACCAGCTCACCCGCACCGCCGCCGCCGCCGGCGACGTAAGTTACATTCTGAGTATGGCCCCCGGCTCCACCGCCGCCAACGACCAGCAGCTCGACGGGGACGTTACTGCTGCTACTGCCTCCGACAAACTGAGATAGCGTGCTCATTAGATAATCCTCCAGCCACGAGTGGCATCAACGTAGTAAAGAGTGACGGTAATGTAACCCTTGTCAATGGTCATATTTTCAGCGAGAGACATAATGTTTGTGCCGTTCCTGGCGATGGTTGTATCAGTAAATGTGCCGGCAACAGTGATGGACACTTCCCACCCAGCAGATGGCGATGCGGGAAGTGTAATAGTCAAGCCAGATGCCGTAACTGTGCAGCGTTCTCGGTTTGCAAGAGTCTTGCCGACACCTGTTGTTGTTACGGTGTACGCAGAAAGTTTGCTGTCTGCCGTTGTTTGAGCTGAGGTTGCCGTGTCAAATGCGGTTTTGACAGCATTAGGAGTAGCCGCAGTAGTGGTGCTTGTGCTGCTGGTCGAATCAGTCAGTTGAACAGCGCCTGCATTGCTTGTAGTTGCAGCCTGAATCTTGCTGCCTTCAATGCCAGCACCAGCCGCAACCTTGGCATTGGTAACGCTGCCATCGGCAGGTGTGCGTGCATCGGATAGGCGTGCGTCGTTGGTGACGACAGCTGCCTGACCACCAACGCTCAGGCTGCCGCCAATCGCTATAGCGCCTGCAGGATCAACAGTGAGGCGTGCCGTACCGCCAGTAACCAGCGCCAGCTCATCTGCGCCTGTATGAGCAATACCGGTATTGGTGTCACCGTCAAAGGCGTAGACAGGTGAAGCCGTTGAGGTGCTGTCATCAGCTTTCAGCTGACCCGTAAGGGTGCCACCAGATGTTTTGAGGTATCGAGCGTCTGAATTGGTTGCAAAGTATCCAAACCAGTTCCACGTCCCACCGCTGTATTGGATTCGCGCTGCAATGCCGCTGTCGCCAACAAACCCAACAGGCAGGCCAGCTAAAGGCGTGAAGCCTTCAATGCCAGTGGAGTCTGTGACTTGGATGTTCTGGCCATTGGTCGGGCTGCCTGGGATCGCAGCGACATTGGCAACAGGCGTAAAGACAGCAGACGAACTAATCGCCGCAATCGCAGCATCAGCCTTGGTGTTTGCCGTGTTCGCCGTGTTGACGGCAGATGTGGCATTGCTCGATGCCGTGTTTGCAGTTGTTACTGCATTTGAGGCATTAGTTGCAGCCGTATTAGCAGTTGAGACAGCAGAGTTTGCGGTCGACGTTGCTGAGTTTGCAGTGCTTAATGCAGTGCTGGCAGTTGATGACGCAGCATTTGCAGTGCTAACTGCAGAGTTGGCAGTACTGATCGCAGTGGCAGCATTAGTAGAGGCACTGTTAGCTGTAGCCGTTGCAGCGTTGGCAGTGTTGACCGCTGTAGTTGCATTACTGCTGGCCGTATTAGCGGTTGACACTGCAGCACTCGCATTAGAGTTAGCAGTGTTTGCTGTAGAGACTGCAGCAGAAGCATTGGTAGACGCCGTATTAGCCGTGCTAAGGGCGGTGTTAGCCGTACTAATAGCAGTGTTTGAGTTAGTCAGTGCAGTGTTAGCAGTACCGATAGCAGTAGTTGCGTTATTGGAGGACTCCTGCGTAACATAAAGACCCTGAACAAAGTTATTGTTTAGGTCTTGTGCACGAATAGCAGAACCAGAATAGAAGGTAGCTGCAAGGTCGCTATCATCAGTCTGACGATACACTACAATAGCAGCCCCATTGGCAGGAGCATTACCGGCAGTGAACAGGACCTGACCACCAGTTTTAGTCGTGTAGTTCAGGCCCTGAAGGTTATAGTGAGTGCCAGCTGTTTTTAGTACACCTGCAACAGTAACTTTAATATCAGTTGACTCTAGCCATTTAAAAGTAAAAGAAAATGGGCCTAAATTAGACCCATCACCAGTGAATGTATTTTGTGTAGTTGCCATTTAAGGTTAGCGATACATTTGAGTAAGTCGTTCAATCTCTGCCTTACGACGATCAGCAGCCCGTGCAGCATCATCAATACGCCCTTGACGCATCATATTCTTATTGGTCAGTGACTCTTGAATAGAGCGCCACATAGGTTCATTTTCTTGCTGCATACGAAGTTCAGCAGCCTTTTGAGCTTGAGACATGATGTCATTCATCACTGAATAGACTTCACTTTGAGCTGCTTGGATCTCCTCAGATGGACGACCTTGTACACGCATTGCACGTATACGATCCAACTGATCGTTATACTTCTTGTTCTTGCTTAGTTTATCGAACTGCTTCCACAGCTGCTGTTCACCAATGTACTTATACAGTACTTCACGCTCCTGTGGGGTGTACTCGTGGTTACCTGTAGAGTCCTTACGAATCATCTGGATACCATCCCAACCACTGTCGATCAACCACTGACGCCAAGGCTCAGTACCTTCACTAATCTTAACTGGGTTAACAGCATTCAGTGTACGAAGAATTGGGTTGTCAATATCATTGAGTGGCTTACCAGTGTAGATATCAATTTGTTCAGGAAGCTGACTGGAGAAACCAGGTACCCTGTTAGTTACATAACCAATGAGGTCATTATAGATATCCTTCTGAGAACTCGTGATGGCATTCGAGACAACACCAAGAGCGCCAGACATAGGAATAGCAGCCCTTACTTCGTTAGCAAGGAAACGAGAGATAGCAGTTTCATCTCCATTAGCAACAGCAACAACAGGTTCTAGACCTGCAACCCATGACTTGTTAACAAAGGTAGCAGATAGAGTCCAAGCTAACTTATCAACGAACGACTCAGTGAGAGTAGAGCCGATATCACGAGAGTAGTAAGCTAGGTCACCAACAAGAGTAAGGATCGTATCAAGAGGCTCATAGCCAGCATAGCTTACCCACTTACCAGCAATGTTGATAGTCTTAGGTTGCCAGTTGAAGTTATCACGCAGCTTCTTACGTTCACCAGCATTAACTGGACCGTTACCACGGATATTACCACCAAGAGCATAACCAAGCATAGAGGATGCAGTCAGTGCACCAAAAGCAACACGACCACGATACTCAGCCTCTAGACCCTTAAAGATGGCCATACCATTTGGTACTGCATCATAAGCGATGCCGTGCTCCATAAGGGCATCTTTGATCTTGTTGATGTCATCTCCAGCCCACAGTACTTTAGAGTACCGGTTCATACCAGGCAGGGTTGCAATAGGTGTATAAGACATAGCCATCTTAACGCCGTTAACACCTGTCTTGGGGAACATGAAGAACGGCTTGAGGATAGGAAGTTT